TCGTCTTGCCCAAATGCAGGCGGGCCTTATCACGGGGGCCGATCTGCCGCGCATCAACCAGCTAATGAGCGAGCGCGGGCTATCCCGCGAGCAAGCTGTCTCCATGGTGCGGGAGGAAAACCAAGGTCGCGCGCTCTCAGAGGCGCGCACAGTGCTGTCGGTCCAAAACTTCGGCGACAACGCAACGGCGTACTTCGATGAAAGCCTGAACACAGCCGAAGCGCGTTATGAAGCGGGCCTCGGGTCAATTGCCTCTTTACGCTCTATTCATGCGCAACGGGGGCAAGTGACCTCTGAAATCAGGCGGGTGCAGGACTCCATAAATGCCATTCCGCAACTGGTGGCGGCCTATCGCCAAGACCCGGAGACGGGCCTTGATCCGGCAACCGCAGCGGCTTCCTTGCAGCGGCTGCAACAAGGCCTAGAGACCTACAACGCCCAGCTTGCCGCAATCGTGGACCCGTTCACGCGGGCCTTGACGCAGCAGGGCGAGGCAGAGACGGCCTTGGGTCGCTTCGGTTCCCGTGGCTCCGATCTCTACATGCGCGCCTATGAGATGGACATGGCGCAAGCCGGGACGCTGGAGCGCCCTGGGGTGGATGCGGCGTTGCAGCTTGTTCTTCGGCAAGAACTAGCCGGGGCGCGGGGGCAACAGGCCTCGACCATGGCCGAGCTTGACGCCCAGCGCCAGTTTATCCTTCCCTCCATCGGCCAAGGGGCGCGAGAGCGGGCGCAGGCCGAGATTGACGCTGAGATCGCCGCCCTCACCGCTACCTATGGGGAGTATGCCAACAAGCCGGAAGTGCAGGAAATGCTCCGCATCCGGCGGGAAGTGCTGGAAGGGCAGAGCGCGCTTCAGGCGGATATGCGGCTTGCCCAAGCCCAAGAACAGGCCCGTCGCGAGGGCTTGCGGCTTGAGCGCATGGCGCAGACGGCAGGCGATCCCGTGGCCCGTCGCCGCGCCCTAGAAGGCTTGGAAGCGGAGTTTGCGGAAGCCGACAACCCCGGCATGGGGGATACGACGCGGGGCTTGCAAGCGCGCCGGCCGGAAAACGAGATCGCCGACAGCCTTGCAGGGCTGGAGCGCCGCCGACAGCTCGCCTTGGAAGAATCCGACATCACCATGGGCCTCAATCGCGAGCGGCGGATTGGGCTTGAGATCAAACGCTTGGAAGAGGACTTCCGCAACCGCGGCCTTGAGGTCGCGCGCGAAGACCTTGCGATCCAAGCCCGCAAGAACATCGAAACCCAAGAGCGGGTTGAGCGAGAAATGGGCTGGATCAACAGCCTTGAGCGCTCCGGCCGGCGCTTGGGCGAAGGGCTGGAAAACATCTTCTTTTCTTCCATCCGGCAGGGCTTCCTGCGGGGCCGTATCAGCGCGGAAGATGCACTCCGCGGCATTGCCAATATCGCCCTGGACATCGGCGAAGACATCGCCCGCAACATTACCGCCCCTTGGCGCAAGGCCATTACAGAAGCCGGAACAAGCTTCCTTGATAGGTTCCTCCAAAACTTCGGCATTAACACTGGCGGGGGCAGTGGCAACATGGCAACGATTGCCGCGGGCGGTGGCGGCGGCAAAGTGCCAAGCAAAGGCTCCGCCCTCGGCAACGCTTTCTATGACGGCAACGTCATCCCCTTCGCCATGGGCGGGGTGACGGCCTCTATGGGTTATTTCCCCATGGCCAATGGCGGGATCGGCTCTCTTGCTGAGGCGGGGGCGGAAGCGATCCTTCCTCTCGCGCGGGGGCCTGATGGGCGTCTCGGTGTGCAGACCACCGGGGATGGGGGAGGGGTGCAAATTGTTATCAACGATCAGCGGGGGGCTGACGCTGAACCCGTCGAAACCCAAGAGCGCCGTGGGCCTGACGGTCGCCGCATGATTGAGATGACCCTACGGGACAGCCAGCGCAAGAACGTCGCCGCCGGCAAGACCGACAGCGCCATGGTCAGCCGCTACGGGGCGCGGCCCTTGGTCCGCCAAGCCTAAGAGGATCGCCTATGCCGTCTTGGCCCTCTAACATCCCGCAGTATTTCAACGTGGCCGGCTTCAATGAGGAGCCGATTGACAATGCTATTCGGACCACAATGGAAACCGGAGACGTCAAAATCCGGCGACGCTTCACCGGCCAGCACTATGTGATTTCAGGCGCCATCGACATGACTGCGGCGGAGTTCGAGACGTTTCGCGCTTGGTGGCGAGACAACTTGCGCGATGGTGTGTTGTCCTTTGATTGGGTGCATCCCACGTCTCGGCAAAGCGCAACATTTTGGTGTTTGAGCTCTTACAGAGCCCCAGTTTTTGGCACCGACAACAGGCGCGTTGCGCTTCAATTCCGCGTCAAATTGGCTGACGCCTATGAGCCTGCGACCACACCAGCAATTGAGCTTGTCGCCCGCGCCGGGTCTTACATCGTGGGGCGCTAATGCGGACGCTTTCCACTCCTGCGCAAGACAGCCTGACGGATGAAACCACTGCCGAAACGTGGCTGATGCTTGTGACGATCTCGCACGCGAGCTTGGCCGCGCCTATTCGCGTCGTCCAGAACAACGAGAACATCACTTCTAGGGGCAATGAGTTTATCGCCTACGCCTTCCAAGTCGTGCTTCCAGGGCAGGGAGGCGATGGACCGGGAGAGGCGCAACTGTCCATTGACAACACCGATCGCGTGATCGTGGACACACTGCGCTCCATCACGGACGCGGCTGATGTGCTCATCGAGATCATCTTGGCCGATACCCCGGACACGGTGGAAGTTGCCTTGCCTCCCCTGAAACTGCGGGACGTGACCTATAACGTCTCAACCGTGACCGGGTACCTCCGGTTTGAAGACCTTGTGACCGAGCCTGCCTGCGAGACAATCACGCCGTCGCGTTTCCCGGCCTTGTTCGCCTTGCCTCTCGTGGCGATGCTGGCGCAAGCCCTGTCCCATGGCGGCGTCTTTGGCTGATGCCGCGCCCCGACTTCCCCCCATGGGTCGCCGCCTATGTCGGCTTGCCCTACGTCCCCGGCGGCAAAAGCCGGGAAGGGGCGGACTGTTGGGGGCTGGTCTCACTCATCCACGAAGCCGAGCTCCAAAAGCCGCTCCCCCCTTACGAAGGCCCGCTGTTCACGTCCGGGTGTGATCGCGCGAGCCTTGGGGAAGCGGCGCATGCTTACTCCAAGCGCTTCCCTGAGGTGCAGCAAGGGGCCGAAACCCTCGGGGATGTGATCCTGCTTCGGTCGGGCCGGCACGCCTTCCATTGCGGGCTAATCCTCTCTCCCGGCTGGATGCTGCACTCCGAAGAAAAGGCGAACGGCGCCTGCGTCGAAACCTATGAAGGCTTGGTCTGGTCCAAGCGCATCATCTCAATCCATCGGTACGATCCATGCGCGTGACGGACGATCAAACGGCTATCGCCCAAATCCTCCCCCGCTATGAAACCCCCGTCGTGATCCATGACAGCCCGTTCAAGGCGCGGTCTGAAATCATGCTCGCCCCTGAGGGCTCATCCCTTTGGGATATGGTTGTGGCGGCGGGCTTTGTGGGCAAGCGCATCCTCAAGCACGTCCACGTCTATATCGACGATCACGAAATCCCCCGCGACCGCTGGCATGTGGTGAGGCCCAAGCAAGGCGCCTCAGTCTATATCCAAGTCCGCCTTCACGGTGGGGGAGGGGATGGGGAAGACAAAAACCCCCTGCGGACCATCCTCCTCTTGGCTGTGGTTGTGCTCGCCGCCTGGGTGGCGGGGCCTGGGGCGATTTTCGGCGCCAAAGGGGCGATCTTCAATCTCGGAAGCTCGTTCCTAAACTTCGCGGCCAACATGGCCGTGTCTGCGGCCGTCGCCACCGCCGGCTTCTTCCTTGTCGATGCGATTGTTCCCCCTCCAAGGCCTCCTGGGGCTCAATACGGGTGGGGTCAGCAGGACGGCAACCCCTATGCGATGCTCACGGGCATCCGCAACCAATTCGCGCCCTATAGCCCTGTGCCCCGTGTGCTTGGCAAGCGGCGCATGTTCCCGCTTCTGGCGGCCAGGCCCTACACC